CCATGCACACCGGGAAAAATGTCAGAAATCGCCATCGGGAGACCCGGCGCAGACAAGTTAAACCCTGACAAACTTGAAGCTATAATGGTTTCGATGCGCGGCAACGAAGGGCAGGCAATCAAATTTACTCGCCCCAGAATATCAGAATCATTGGTATGGAAATACATTCTGCAATCTGAAAAAATGTTTGGTTACGACAAAAAAATCAAGCAAGAACTTCTTGAAGCGATAGCTCGGCGCAGGAATAATTCCAAATCACTTCCCGTTGCCGATAACGTGATTCTATTGAATAATAAGCAATTCCACCCAATTCCACCCTCACATTCCGCCGCGCAGGAATCGAATAATTCCATCAATTCCAATTCCACGCCGCCACAAAATGTAGTGCAAAAAGGAGATACAAAAGACTTAAATAAATTCATTGAAATGATCAGTCAAGGAATTCCACAATCAGAAATTGCCGAATATTTCGGATTTGGTTCACAAGGAACTGTGTCAAAAAAACTAAAGCAATACCTTGAAAAAGTAGAGGCGTTAGTTGCGAAAAACGTAAAAGTTGAAGAAATCGCGGTACAAATGAATTGCTCACCCAAAACAGTGTTGAAAATTTACAAGATGTTTAAACAAAAGGAAAGTCAAGATGCCCCAAATCATCAAAAAGTTAGTAGTAGTCACGCTATGGTTGTTAGTCAGTAACGTCCAAGCGATTGGATACGCTCCAAATGTCACCCCCGCCTCCCCGTCATCGCAAAATTGCATCGCAACCTCTACCGCTTCATGTGGGACAACACAACCTCAAATTGTTCAAGCATCAGGGAAGCCCACGTGGTGCAGCAATGGCGAATTAACGCAAGTTGAATCAATGATTTGCGCAACGCCGTCGTTATGGCAATTAGACAACAATTTAAACCGCTTAGTAGCGCAAAATAGCGAAGGGGCAGCGGGGATTGGTGCAGACAGACGGTCACGCCGTGATACAGCAACCACACCACAAGCGATTGCGGCATGGTACAACGAATGGTTGACAAAGTTGGCAATGGGAGGGCAACCTGCGACACCCATCGCACAGTCCTATCAAACAGTCACACAATACCAGTCCCCGCCACCCCCGCCATCTTATCAACCACAACCGATTCAGCAATTTCAACAGCCTCAATCTGCACAAGGGGGTCAACCGTCATGGTGTAGTGCTGCTGCAACGCAAGTCGAACAGATGATATGCGGGAATCCTGAGTTATCCGCATTGGACAACCAACTCAATAACTTATTCGCACAAAATTCAAGCGCAGGCAAAGGTATTGGTAAATCACGACGTAACGAGCGTGACCGAGCCACTACCGCGCAAGCCGTTGCAGCTTGGTATCGCAAGTGGATTGCAAAATTGAGCCAATAACAGTCTCAAACTCCTGCCCATTTTCATTTTCAAGTGGGTAGGGTTTTGACCGCTGGAGGGGATATGAATTTATTAACCATTTCAATTGAGAAACGGGGAGATAAAAAAGTAGTCAACATAGAAGCACCAATATTTCAGCGCATTTTCATTTTCGCACTCATCGCCATTCTCGGCTACCTCAGCTTTACGCCACCGTCCACCCCGGTTATCTTAAGCACCTATCAAGTTCCGGTAAAATCATTGTCTGCGCTTATGACGGACATGATTGATCCACAATCGGTTGCAAGCTGTGCGTGGTGCATCCCAACCGTCGAGCCGGCAGTTGAAAACCCGCTATATTATTCTAGGTACAGTGGGGTATCGACACAAAAACTCGCATGGGTAGATAACTCGCAATTTGTAAAGAGTTTTCCTAGACTTAGCTCTGCACAAACATCGTTGAGTAGTCTTGCCCGCTCCATTATGAAGGGCGAGGGACGGGTGCGTGGGGTGTATTACGACAAGGTAGGAAGTTGCGGACCCAGGGGCTGCTTGACTATCGGCTATGGCTTTTGTTTCCATAAACCTACGTGTGGCAACAATAAGGAAAAAATTGAGGCGGTCATCCGGCGACCCATCACCATGAGTACCAAGATGAATGAGGCTGAAATGCAAGCGGTTTTAACGATGTTTTTAGCCGATTTTTCCCGTTCAGCGGATCGCAATTTTGGTTACATGAAGTCCAGACTAAGTAAAGCACAATGGGAAACCATTATCGAAATGTGTTACAACGGTGGGTGTGGCGGGGTGAAAAGTAAGACTAAGGGAATGATTGCTGCGTTGGCTCGTGGTAATGCGTCGGCGGCAGCGGCTGAATTCAAAAAGACAGGATGGTGTCGTCAGATTCGTAGCCGTTGCGATTATTTTGCAAGAAAATTACAGGAGGGAATCCGTGCAGCTAATGATTTTTATCGTTATATGGTGGCTGATCGTTATTTTCGCCGCGATGAATTTATTCTCAATTTTGAGGGTCGAGCCACATAACAGGGGCATTGCATTAGTGGCTATTGTTACTGTGGTTGTCCTTGGCTTGGGGGCGTTACGAACCCAATTACCACAGGAATTCGTGAGATTCCACAATGCGACAAGTCAAATACTGGCGAGCGTCAATGCAGAAATGTGGAGGTTAGCGGGCGATGCGTCGGTGGCTTTAAAAACGCTTGCAAAACAGCCCACGCCAGAACAAATCAAAGAAATGGCAGTATTTTGTTCAGCAGGGAAGCAGGCTGAATTTGTTTTTGAGATTAAAGAATTGGAACAGATACCGGTCACGATATGTCAGTCCGGTTGCAATCACACGGTGACCGGTGGCACAGACCAAATCTTCGGTGAAGGCGGTCATCAGTTTTTAAACCTAAAACTCACCACTACCGGTGAGTCCTGCAACAAGAAGGAGTGAAATCATAATGATAACGAGAAATTTCCGCTGCCCAGTTTGCAAAGCAATATATGCAACACGTTTAGCAGCTATAGCCTGCTTGCACAAACACCCACCGATTAAGCATGAAAAAATCCCATTTGTTTCAATTGGCAAATGGGAGTGTCCAGTGTGTGCAGCAGAAAATCCAGAATATCAATGTCTTAGTACAGGAAGATATTGGTCGAAACAAGAAGCAATCCGCTGTCGTGATTCAAAGCATCCAATTACATCAAATCAGTTTATCAATGAACTAGATAGAGTTTTGAAAGCTCGCACCCACGCTGATTTTTCAAGAAATACGGCGTTTATTTTTGATTTCAATCAGTTCATCCAGCATCATGACTTATTCATGTCACAAGCCATTAATGGTGAAGCGGTTTATAGAGACATACTCGTCGAAAAGGGAGTGTTGAAATATTCCACAATCATGTATTCAAAAGGCGGTCACTGTGATCGAACCGAATCGTATCCCCATGCCGTCGCCAACAACAAAAAGAGAGTGTTTGAGTCAAAACTCCCAGATTTTGAAACGATTGGGCAACCAATGGTTGATGGCGTGATAGGTTGTTGCCAGCAGCTACTTACTGACGAATGGCATTCACGCAATATTCATAAAATCAGAAATGATGTGCATGACCACAAAATCGGCTTTGTTGCAAGAGAACGTCTGGTTAGTTTGCCAGATAAGGCAGTGATGTTTTATCACCATAAAGACATCGTGATTGACGCATATATTGAAGCCGATACTGATTTTTGGGTTGTGGCGTATGTTGATGCGGACGGGTATGCAGTTGCTTTTGACCGGTTGATAAATAATCAGGATTATCACGAAAACAGACTGATACACGTTGAACCGAATCCAAATTTAGTTGACTTTTTCCGAGAGATGTTTTTTGGTGAAAACACAGCGGAAGAAAAGGCGAAGGAAATGAAGGTGGCAAACAATTTTTAAACCTACAACTCGCCACTACCGGTGAGTCTTGCAAAACTACGAAGGAGTGAAAATTATGCTTCAATTAAAAGCGAGACGATTCAAAAAATTGTCTGACCTTACGTTAGCGGTTAACGCCCTCGCACGGGAGTTCTACAGCGTCCTTCACGGATGCAAAGTTTCGGATGATTTCAAATTCTATAACGCACACCATCCGATTGAGAAAACAATGTGGTTGATTGCTGTCGAGGCGTATCGACAAATTTATTACGCTGCGGACATCCCTGCGATGGTCGAGATCGGGATGAGACAGTTAGAATCCGAAGATGAGGAGTGAAAAATGCCTAATTATTCAGTAGTAATTGCAGTCCATGACTGTCATAGTCAAAACCTTGGAGTGCATTTGTTTGCTGTGGGTGGCGAAACCGTTAAAGAAGCGGCAGTTAAGGCGATTTATTCGTCAGGTTTTTTTAAAGAGTTTCTTTCTGAATGGGCAAATAAATGCGTTGTGCGTAACGTGGTTTTCTCGGAAGATGATGTTATCGACCAAATGAAGGATTATGCAATGCTCGGTGTTTTTGAGCAGCCAAGTTTTCCCAGTCAGCAATCCACGGATTTATTGTAACGCAACCAGATGTGTTGAGGTAAATATGGAATATTATTTTGTAATGGGATTTGTTGCAATATTGGTGTTTATGGCAGCATCTAGCTTGCTAAATAAATCCCCAATGTTAGCAGTAATCATCATATTAGGAGCAGGAATTTTCCTTTTCAACAAAATGTCCCTGCCACCCGTCCCTACCAAGCCACCCGTCACACAGCAACAACCGAGCTTCTGGACTGACTTTTGGAAAAATCTACCCACAATGAAGTCGTTTGAATTCCCGAAGTTTAATCTCGGTGCGCCGAGCATGGAACAATTTGGCAAAGTGTTCGGTTTCCTTCAGATGTCCGCTACGTCAAATTCGATGATTGGCAGGCAAGTACAAGCAACCGGGCTGAGTAGTACAAGCCCTGATACTGTACTAACTTCATTTTGTACCAGCGGGTACACGGTTACATTCCCACAGGGTACGCCAATTTATCAAATGGTACAAGGCGAACAAACGCTGTACTTTCAATATGGTACGGCATCAATCACGGGAGTATGTTATGGAGTATGAACCCAAACTATCTCAATGCTGTGGGTGTGGGCAGTATTTCATCAAAACTCGCGCTTCTCATTTATGTCAAAACTGTGGCGGTTATCACAATGAACTCAAAATTAACGGAATCAATCCAGCAAAATCCAGTGTTGTACTGGTCGTGTGTGTTCCTGCTCATCGTGACAAGCGCATACATCATTAATTCCCATAATACATTGCTCAGTGATTCAATGTTGTCAACACAATCCCACTGGATAATGAAAGTTGGCGTACTTATTGTAGCTGTCGCCTTTTTTGTAGCAGAATCCATCTTCATGTATTTTGCATGCTTTGAAGGCTATCGTTGGATGGGCGTGGTCGCCGCTGTACTGATAGTTTTGTCTGTACTCGCAAACACTTACGCACTATCAAGCAACGAATTGAAATCGGTTGATTCAACTAAACAGGGTGAATTAATTCGCTCGCAACTCGACGGATTACGCCAACAATTGACCGTGCAAACTGATTTGCTTGGAAAATGCCCATCGACGCACCAAAAGAATTGTATTCAGCCGATTAATCAGACGATTGCAGAGTTGAACACTCAAATTGCAACGCTCACCGCGTCATTGCAGCAACAATCAGTCAGCAAGACTGCGGAGTGGGGAAATGCCCTGTCGAAATGGCTCGATATCCCGATGAATGCCAAGATTGTTGTGAATCTCATTATAGCGTTGTTAGTTGAGGTTATAGCGATAAGCATGGCAACCTTGTTACTTGCTACGCATCAATCAAACCCATTTGCCCGATCTCAGCAAAAAGGTCAGCCGATGCAATTGAATATTGAGAGCGTGGTTGTTAGTTCACCTAAACCAGACGAGAGAGTAGTTAGTACAGCGTACTCTACTGATAGTACAAATGATAATTCTGATCCAGTACAAGGCAGTATTGATAAAATCTGCCAAAAAACCAAGATGGGACGGGAGGCAATTATTCAAATTCTTACCAAGAAAGGCATACAAGCTGCCCGCTCTCAGTTAAATGTCGGGACTGATTTGGTTGCCGCTGCAAAACGAGAATGCGCGCAGGGAGTAAGTTGAAAGACTAAATCCCTTTCACGGACGAGTATGAAACAGACACATGATAACCACTGCAAATATTTATCATCTCCATCCACCAGAAGGGATTTATATCGGGCGGGGCAGTAAACAGTGGGCGCATTCCCCGCTTGCGAATCCCTTCAAAAAAGAATTCAACAACTTGCTGCCACAAACGATGTTATCTTGCTCTGTTGGTGTAAACCGCAACCGTGCCACGGCGACATCATTGTGAGTGCAATTCAATGGCTTAAAAGATAAGGAGTTGAAGTATGAGCGAACAGATAGCAGCGGATGCGGTCATAAACGCGCTACGTGATCTTGTGAATGTGATGCAGCAAACGCGCTACGACGGTGTAGATAACATACGCTTCACAAGTTTTGTGCGCACAGAAAACGGCATGAAGTATATTGCAGATATTTCAATAAGGTTGTGTTCCGACGTTAAACAGGAAAATAACTACTTACTAGAAAGTGACCGATTGGAAGACCCACAACTGGAGTTTGATGAAAGCCATATTTGCAAAGAATGTGGCGGGCTTTTATATCGTGACGACGCGGAACTTCCGCAATATGCTGGCTATTGTCATTGTAATTGCCATCAGGGAATATTAAATCAAGTAGCAAAAGAACGTCTAATCAAAAATAGGATTTAAACCCATGAGCAGTTTAGCAAAAGCAGTATATCAGCACGGTTACCGCGATGATGAAGAAGTTTTTCGTGTGTTAGGCACATGGGAAACCCTAGAAGAAGCGGTAGATGCCATAGGAAACCCAGATATATTGAGTGTAGCACAAGAATGTGATGAAGCAATTGAATATGGCGAGGACAAAGAGTCGCAATTCATTGGATATGTGCTTAGATGGGGGTTAGGTCATTACAGCGTAGAAGACCAAGTTGCAACTGCCTTGTGGGAATGCAATGACAAAACCAACCGTCAATGGAGAAGTCTAGGCGTGTCAATTCAGATGATTAAGTAATCAGTCCAACACTAAAGCCACTTTGTCGTCGTATGAGGTGGTTTTGATGTAACAACTGAACAAGGATAGATTATGCACCACGACACTACTCGCCAATTACTAGAACGATGTATCGACGATAAACTGAATCCGCTCGCTGAAAAAATTGCCCGTGAGCGTAATCTAGCAGTTGAAGATGTACTAAGGGCATTGGACGGATTTAAACAACATGCTATTGAGCAACTGTTGGAAGCCGAAAGCAAAAAAGGAAAATTAACCGACAATGACGCACAAATAATTATTGCCACTGTGTTTGATGAATATTTTAACTCACACACTCAGCAATAAAAAGGAATAAAAATGAGATTTACTATAAGCCGTAAAGATTTACAACCCGCATTAAAATTAGCGGTCGCCGCAGCCGAAACAAAAGCCACCATCCCCATTTTATCCAATGTATTACTCGCCTATTCGCAGGGCGCACTCGTAATCACCGGAACGGATTCTGAAATCCAAATCTCGACTTGCGTGACGATGCAGCACAGTATTGACGAAAGCGATTACGGCGCAATCGCTGTACCCGCTCGCAAATTCTTAGATATTGTAAAGGAACTCTCCGCGGATGCTGAAATAACCATCATGGAGAATGAGACCAAGACGGGGATTGAAATAAAAAGTGGAAAAAGTAAGTTTAAATTGCAGTCATTACCCGCGGATGATTTCCCCGCCGCCCCCGTGGTGGACGCAGACAGTGGCACGGTATTTCAAATGCCCACTGCACGCCTTGCCCAAGCGATTCAAACCACTGCGTATGCGATGGCTATCAATGACGCAAGACATTATCTTAACGGGATGTTTGTTGAACTGAGCGAAAACGGTATCAATTTCGTGGCAACGGACGGGCATCGTTTGGCGGGCATCGAAAGCGATGCGGTAATGTTCCCGACGGACGAATTCCCAAATTGCAGAAGCGTGATTTTACCCAACAAGTTTATCAATGAACTCAAGGGGATGTTGGATTCAGAGGAATCGGTTGAAGTGAGCATTGATGAATCCCATATTCAAATCAATGTGTCCCCGCACTTGACGATTACCTCAAAACTCATCGACGGTAAATACCCAGACTGGCGGGGCGTTTTGCCGAGTTGCCGACTGTTGGTTACTACCTACACCGCTCATTTAGTAAAAGCCTTGCAACAAGCTAAGATTCTATCCAATGAGAAATACCACGGTGTCAGATTGGCATTCTCGACGGATAAGTTGGTTATTACGGGCAGCAATCCGAATCAGGAAGAAAGCGAAATTGAATTGTCAGTTGACTACCAAGGCGAGCCATTGGAAATTGGGTTTAATGTGGATTATTTACTCAATGCACTGGGAGCAATCACGTCCCCCGTCGTGAACTTGAAGTTTGTTGACGGGAGTTCGAGTTGCCTGATTCAAAACGACGCAGACGGTGGCGATGGGATTTATCATGTCATTATGCCGGTGCGATTGTAAGGAGAAAAGTCATGGAATTAGATTTAAATGATGTGATTAAGCAACTCGATACACAGACCGCTGCAGCGTTACGTGCGTGGCTGACAATGATTGCAGACCGTGATAAAACCAAAGATTATCAATACGAATCAGACCCGCGGACTAGAATTAAGAACGCTGACAAACGGGTCAAAGATGGTCGGGGAATGTTGCCGCCTCCCGATCATTGCTGGTTGACTCCAAGAGTAATCATTCGTATGCAATTAGAGCGGTTACAAGTCATTAACCCATCCGCCGGCGTTGATTGATGCTACAGGAACGGGCTTAATAAAACAGGAGTGAGAACAATGGCTTTACCGCAAGAGAAAATGAATTAACCACCAATTCGCCCGCGACTGAGGCTACAGGAACGGGCTTAACCACAGAGATTAAAACATGAACCAGACACAAAAAGGTTCAACCGTCATTCTACCAGTTGGATGGCGAGGAAAGATCGGGCAGTTGATTGACGGCGGACGGGTGATGAAAATATTTCATCCAACACCCCAACAACCATACTTATTCAAATTTGGTGATGATGTTGTCAAGATTTGCTATAACACGGTTGCCGTCATTTGGGAAGGCGAGTTGACTGAGCAGGGAGGCTTTTATGTCTGCAACCATTGATTTGACAGATGGTAACACCCTGACCACAGATGTCGGTGGTTTTGATATTTTAGAGTTGAATGAGTCGCAATCACTACTGTTTAGTAATCAGTGTTGCGTTACGTTGCCATTGACTGACGAAGCGCACCCGTTCATCGTTAAAGATATTTCTGTGTTGATCAAAGGGAAGTATTCAGACGGCGAGATTGGCTGCACTTTCCAATCGTATGCAGTTGTAAGCGGCAAATCGGCGGATTCGTTTACCGTGCGCTTGTCAGGGAGGTAGTATGGGTGTTTATATACCGTTCCTACCGCCAAGTGATTGGAACCGGATATATGACGCTCATATCGCAAGTGAGGCGTGGGAACAGAAGCGCAAAGCACGCCTCAAAATTGACGATTATACGTGTCAACGTTGTGGTGCGACGGGCGTTGTTTTAGATGTCCACCACAAGGCATACGACCGCGTTCCCAACGAAAATATCCACCACGATTTAATCACGCTATGCCATGATTGCCATGTCGCAGTGCATCGTGAAAAAGCCAATCAGAAACGTAGGAAGAGGAAATAATAATGACGAATAATATCGAGATGCAATTAGAACGGTGGAATACGTTACAAGGTAGAGTTAAAAAACTTATTGATAAATTTCCAAGTTTACTGTGGTCTGGCTATACCCAATTTTCTACTCGCGAGCAATGCGATGTATTTCATCGTTTTGTTGCCTCAATAGAGGATAAGGTAGATAATCGCTACAATCCTGTTATTGATACTGTTTTCGTATTAGATGATGATGCGGAGATGAAGCGGGAAATTGAACTGCAAAACTTTGCAAATCACATCCTGTTCCTAGAACGCTGCCAATGTTATCCAACAGAAAACATGCTGATTGGAGTCTGTCATAACGACGTGAATCCAGCCGGTGTTTTTATTGATAGACGGATTATTCGTGTTGAATCGCTTGAGTCCGACCAAGTGACAGTGAGTGTGCTGAGATTGGATGCGCCGGATGTGCAGGAGGTTATCCCGTTAAAAATGTTTGCAACGTCGCCTTCATTTATTCATGTGCAGGAAAAACAATTGTTTCTGGCTGATCTCGTGAATGACAAAATCCACTCTGTTATTCCAATCAAGCCAACTTGGAATGAAGCGCAGTTGAACGCGATGACAGAGTTGCAACGGCGTGCTATTGAAGAGTTAATCGTGATTTAATCCCACCAACGACGGAGAAAATGACGATGGTTGATATTGAATTGTGCTATTTAGCCATACTCTTCATAGATGACAGGGATTTAATCAAAATGATACAGTCTAGCCATACTGGCACGTTAGCCATGTATGAAAACTGGAATGATTCGACAGAATTCTTTGAGCTTCTGTTGTATATTAGGGAGAATGATGATATTCACGACTATTATCAATTTGAGGATGAATTAATTGACTTTTTTAGGCTAACCGGTTATTTTCTAAAGGTTTTACTGCTAAAGAGGCTTTTGATGCCTTGGCTGGAGGGATTTATGAGGAAGCAGAACCGTTTCGTTCAATGAAGATTGAACTGCAAATAAAAAGAAACATATTAAAAAGAAGAAGAAGGGAAGATGATGATGGAAGCGCGTTACACTGAACTACCTACCAGCAGCATAGAGATTAACCGCGATATGTTTACGCAGGGAATTGACATAAAATATGTAGTCTATGATAGATTAGGTCAAATTGTCTGCGCCACCGCGTCCGAGTACCATGCGAAACTAATGTTATTCGGGCTGAACCGCATCGAAAGCAGCGCAACAACTGCCGGAGATATAGCGGCTGCTATCGTCAAAGGACACCAAAATTCTGATAACGATGAGGACGTAAACTGCCCGCATTGTGGCGAGACAAACACTTTAGATTTTGATTTCTTATCTGAATTTGAAGATGACGCTGAGAATTTATTTGAATGCCAGCATTGCAGTCAGCAATTTGAGGTGACAAAACGTGAAAAATACAGTGCATCGTGAAGATGAGAGTTTACACGGTCAAGCAATGGCAAAATTTGAGAAAGCAATTGCTTGGATTAAAGAAGCGGCATATTTAGAATATTGTGCTGCTGAGATGCTCCAGCCGTGTCATGATATGTACACGTTGTTGTGGTGTAGTGCAGCGAACCTGAATAGCCTTGCTAGAAATGACGAACGTACTTTTGAGTGTGCAATCAAAGTATTGCGCGGTAAAATGACAAAACATCTAACATGTCAATTGAATGAGTCGTTAATTCAGTCAGTTCGTCAATGTGCCTTCAATAAGGTGACAACTGATGTGCTTGACTCCAGTAATGACTACGCGGAATTACTTGTAATGTCGGCTGACGTAAATTATGAACAATAGAAGGCGTTGAAATCAGGTACGAAGATTTTAATCGCGATTACTGGTTTAATGAACCTGAGTTGCGACCACGCTTGATTGCTACGCTCGAAAAGCATGGGATGAGAGAAGGTGTAAATTTTTTGATTCCAAACGAAAGCATCAGTGTTATCAAGGTCGTAAGCGCGTACACTAACGTGCTTGACGAATTGAAGCGGTTCATCGCACTGCTTGAAGATTTGGGAGGGTTGCAATGACCGATGAACAAGTGAAAAAAGTTGAAATAAGCAGAGAATGGCTAGATGTTATGACAGTGACGGATGCTGATGGCTCCAAAGCAGTTTATATTCGCAACGATGTGGGGCTTTGGGACGAAGTGCTGTTCGGTCATTTTAGCTACGCTGAAGAGTTGTATCAAAAGGGAGAATTGAATAACTCCTAACCGCCCCCATCCACTTGAGAACCTTGCACTTCCGCTTGAATCGTGGTTTTATAACCGCCACTGCCAATGTCGTGAGTGTCTGAGGTGATCTTCCACTCCAATGCACAAAATTCTGGGCGAAAGTTGACCAGTGTCAATTTTAATCCTGACGCAACCGACGGATCGCCGGGAATGGTCAATGACTCAATTGTTCCCGTTCCCCGCGCTAAACGCGAAAATTCCCCCGCTGCCGCTGCTTTTGCCTCTGCTTTATTGGTATAAGTACGCGGCAAATCTTTGATTTTATCCCCGCCCCCGAAAACTTCCTTGTAACTTTCACCAGAATCACGATTGTGCCAAATCGCACGCACCCCAGTGAATTCATTGCGAGTATTCACGCTTGCCGTTAATTCTGTGGAAATATTATCGTCGTTGATGGGACCTTTTGCAATCGTGACATTTCCTAACGGATTATCACGTTTCCAAAAAATCAACTTCCCATTCTCATATTTCACGTAGCAATCATGCTTGACTGATAAACGCTGCAAAAAATGAGCATCGCCTTCATTCTGGTCAAGATGATCATAGAAGAAGCTGGCGACATCAGGGTCAACTTTTGGGGAATAACCATTGCGTCCGGCAATCTCTCCCACAACTTGCTGAATCGTTTTCTCATCATAAAAACCCTCACGCCGAGTTTTCATGTTTGAGCCGCGATGTTTTTGCGCGTTTGCTGTAATTTCAAACGTTGCCGCTTGTGCATCCTTGTGACGCACCTGATCGACTTCAAACTCCCCCATCATCACGAGACCCGTTTCTTTATAGCCCATCTGAACGGTGATAATTTTACCTTTTTGAGGGAAGTCAAGTTTGTAGTCGCGGTCATCAAGCGTGAACGTCGCCGAATCACTCTTGCCTTGCACTGTCCGTTTGACTGAAATGCTTAACACGCGGTCGTTTGCCGCAGCAGACAAGCCGCTAATTACGAAATCTGGACGCATTTTTGCGCTCCTGTTTAATCAAATATCCGAATGAGAGGTCGTTTTTCTTTTAAATCAACTGATTGAATGACGGGCAAGAATACTCTTGTGCCTGACGGGTAGTGTGTGCCTAATTTGGCGAGATGACGGTTATTGTCATGTTTTAAAACGATTTCTGTTGCAAAGATTGATTTGCCGTAGTGTTGATAACAAATCAAATCTAACATATCGTCATCAATGCAGATATACCATTGTTCAGTGCGAATCATTTTTGCCCATCCTCCCCGTATTTTTGCAGACTGACTGACCAGTCCACCTTGCGCGGTCTGAGGTCGTCAAGCAACGACTTCCCTGTCCATTCCACAGAAATAATGCAATACCGCCCCAAAACGTCGCCGTAGCCCGTCGTCACCATCTGAGGTTCGCCGGTGCTTGCCTTGCCTTCTAAGGCTTTTAGCATGGGCAGGGCAGCAACACCCATCTGAGGGGCGCACGAGCCACTGATTGCAATGTCGTGTTTGCCGGGTCCGACCCATTGCAAAGCCAATTCACGGGCGATCCGTTCCTGCGCGGGCCACCGCTGTTCGCCACTGATTTTGAAAGAATCGATAGGGAGTGTGTCGTGTCGAAATTCAATTCCACCGACAATGAGTTGTGTTGCCCAGCCTGCCATCCGTGGCGACCCTCTTAATCATTCATTTGAGTAACAACACGATGCGCTTCACCGAGTGATAACCCTTGCTCACGTAATCGCTTAATTGCGGTGATGGGTTGCGCGGGATTGATTGCTGTTTGTAATTCTTGGTCTAAATAACGGATTGCTTCCCGTAAATATCGCTGTTGCTGCCATTTATCGCTTTGCAGTGCCATGACCGATAGTATCAACGCACTGGCAACATTGGGATTTAAATTCTGAGCAAGTTCAATCGGATTGATTTTTTTGAGCGGGGGCGGGTTGAGTAAAAATTTCATGTAATCCCGCGCTTTCTGTAAATCTTGAGTGTAACTGCCTTTATGCTTCGCCCGTAGTTGATATTTCAACATGTTGCCACCACAAAAGCCGTCAAAGCAACCCATATCTGCAATCACATCAATCGTTTGTAGTCCGTCGGGTAATTCGTAATGAGGAGCTACAGGGAATCGGTATGTCATGAATCTGTCTCCTGATCATATTTCTTGATACGGGAAAATGGTTACTCGACTAAAATAACTTTTGAATAATAGTCGGCTTCTAATCAATATCATGAATTGAAGATCGATGAGCATCCGCCAATCCCAATTCAACTTGCTCACGAATTTGTTGCGCCAACACCATCGGGTCAAATTTATTCTTATCACCTTCCCCGCCCCCACTGACATTCACAGTGATATTGACGGTAATCGGTGCATTACTTGAACCTTGCGCTTGTGGCGTGCTTTCTGGTTGAACCGAAGGGATCGGTGTGGCAGTTGTCGCTATCGGACTCGGTTCAGTTTGTGGTGCGAAATCTGGCAAATTATCCGAGAAAGTAGGCATTGGACTTGCGCCTGCCCCCGCCAATAACGGCATCGGTTCAGTTTGTGGTGCGAAATCTGGCAAATTATCCGAGAAAGTAGGCATTGGACTTGCGCCTGCCCCCGCCAATAACGGCATCGGTTCAGTCGCCCCGCCAAACATTCCATCAAGATTGAAGCTGTCAGAAACGGATGAGAACGTGCTGCTAATTGTATCAAAAAAACTTGAACTTGTCGAGTTTGTGCTACTCGGATTAAACACCGTCGCAAGACCACCGAGCGGACTTTTTGCCTCCGAACCGCCCCCAAACAAGCCCCCCAGCATGTCACCAATTCCCCCGCCACTTGAACCTTTTGCAGACTCCCCACCCCCAAATATTCCCCCCAACATGCCACCAATCCCACCATCGGACGATCCCCCGCCCAAAACCCCGCTCAACATGCCGCCGATACCCCCCCCAGATTTTTCACCACCCAACAACCCGCCGAGCATTCCCCCAATACCGCCCTCGCCACCCAATCCGCCCAACAAACCGCTGAAAATATTGCCGATACCGCCCAAGCCGGTCTTGAAAATATTCCCAAATGATGACATCAAGCCGTTGAGATTAAAGACATTACCCAGATTAATTTGCTTTAATTGCCCAACAAAGCCCTCTTTCACCTGCCCAAAGACATTTTTTAATTTATCTTTGATGCCGTCCGGTCTAAAGTTTTGAATAATCGACGCTAATCCTTCCTGTCCGGTACCTGAAAATGCACCTAAAAGCTGTTGCTTCAACCCATCAAGCGCACCCTGTGGATTCTTGATTAAATCCATAATCGGCATATTTGTGATTTGCCCAATCATGCCTTGTAAATTAGGTGCTTGCGGAGTCATCGGCGTGTTTTCAGTCATCACCGCGGGCGAATTTCCAGCCAAAGACTCGGTAGCGGCTTGAGCAACGGGTTGAGATTGAGTTGCCGCGGCGAGAGCGGGCGCAGTCATAGCACTGATTTGACTAGGATCAGCCATAGGTGACGCGCTCATAGCTTGCGCAGTTCCAGCGGATTTGCCCAATTTCTCATAAATAGGGGA